CGGCAGTGGCTGGCACTCCAAACGTCCCGTAAGTCTTCGGGGCGAAATACTGAGCTGCCGCCACGGGATCCTTCGTCACTTCCAGCAACGGGCTGAAGGCTCTGACTCTGACCGCCTCGTCTGCCATCTCGTCAAGGTCCCCACTGATCGCAGCAGTCTGCTGCGCCGTGGACAGACCCGGTTGAGTCGGCTTCACTCCCGGGATCCTCATCAAGGCCCCGATCCTCCGCATGGCACGCACGATGTCAGGCTCGTCCCCGGTGAATGGGCCTTCCCCGACAGCGGCAGTGGAACGACCTTGCGCTATGGCACGACTGATCGGAGTCTCTTCCGGAGGGGTGCTTCCGGCTCCAGTGCCTGGAGCGTTCGCACCGCTGACGTTACGAGCCTCCGTGGACGGCCCGACCGAAGCACCGCCCTGCTCCAGCAACGATTCGTCTTGAACCTCCGGGGTCACATTCGACTGGGAGTCGGAGTACGCAGCCGCAAGCTGATCGGGACTCCGATGGTACGCTCGAATCAGAGCAGCCTTCTCCTGCTCCTGCTTGTCCCTCATTTTCTGCCATGAGTCGTAGCCACTACGTACACCGCCAGCGATGTTGCCTATCGAACGAAGCTCCCGCTCGGCCTGGTACCGCTGCGACTCCAGAATGGCAGGACTACCTCTCCACCAGTCGATTGGCATCTTACATCCCGCCTGTGAAGTAGTTGACCCTTCCGAAGGGCTGCATCCCCTCTCCCATCAAGCCTGCGGCCTGCGCCTGCTTCTTCTGTTCGAGGAGGCCCTGAAGAGCCCCAAGTGCCTTCTCGTGCGGAAACGGACCCACGAGGCCCTTTACCATGCCGCCGATACCGCCACCGCCACCACCGCCAACAGCACCGCCACTGGCGGTTGGCGGTGACTGGGCAAGCTCCCCGAGACTGCTCGTCGGAGCACCCGCCGCTCCGGTCGTGGACGGCTGGTTGAACGCCAGACTCCCAACCCTGCCCAATGCCCCCCCAACCCTGCCCATCGCCCCCAGACCGGCACCACCACCACCAGCCCACCCGCGACTCATGCCCGCCCGGAGTGACGCCAAGGCACCAAGCTGACCACCAGCACTGGAGGCTCCCGCAGCCGTGCCAGGGGCGACAGCCCCTCCAGCCCCTCCAACACCCCCAGCGCCTGCGCCAGAGCTGGCAGCACCACCTACGGCACCACCAACCGCCGCTCCGATGATGTTCTTACCCGCCCTCACTATCTGACCAATATCCTGCGCCTTCCGCTGCTTCGCCCCAGCCTCAGCCATCGCCTGAGAAGCGGCTGGGCTCGTGCTGTACCCGATCTCGGGTGGAGGTGCCTTCGGCTCGACAGCCGGCTTCTGAGGCATCCTGTCAGCCGCCTGCCGCTGCGCCTCCGCCGCTGGGGATGGAGGCTGTGCCGCCTCAGCTTGTGGAGTTGGCGTGGGACTCTCCTGAAGCTCAGGAGGTACCCCAGGAGGCCCCTCCGCCACTCCACTCGCAGTCGGACCCGCAGCAGCTTCCGACAACGCAGGTGCTATCCCCCCACCCCCCGACGGACCCTCCGGCTGCGACATCCGCCGCCGCCTCTCAAGAGCAAGTTCCGCAAGACTTGGCATGGCTCACTCCTACCCAAACAGACCACCGAGAACCGCCCCGGTGTAATCCAAAGCTCCCGGCTCCATCGCCTTCCCGGCTTGCTTGTATGCCTCCCTAGCCATCCTGGCCTGACGACCACCCTCCGCAGTCTCCAGAGCCCACTGACCCTCAGCCGCCCTCTGCCGCGCCAGATCGGCAAGCAAACCCTCGTAAGACGTCTGACGACCCGTGAGAGCACCCACGTCGAACCTGCGAGCGGCCTCCCCCAGCCCAGCACCGCTCGTGATCAGGTTCTCGTACCCCTCGCGACCACGGAGCTGCGCCGCGATGTCACCCAGCCGACTCGTCTCCTCAAGGCCGGCAACACCCTTGTTCAACTCCTCGATCTGCTGCTTGCGGGCCAACTCCTGCTCGGTAATGCCACGCTCGACGTCGGTCAGACCCCCAGCCCTCGTTCGCTGTAGCTGAAGAGCCCTTTGAGCTGCGATTCCGGAGCGGGGATCCATCCCAGCCGCTGCCAGCCGGCCTGCCTCAGCTCGACTGGCCTCACGATACCCACTCTCGACAGTCCCCCGTTCCCTGCCCCGGATCGCAGCCTCCTCGACTGGCGTGAGACCCCCCTCAGCCAGCCGTTCCCGCGCATACGCACCCAAAGTCGGAAGTGTGGCCGAAGACTCCCGCATGTAATCGACGTCAGGACTGGCCCCCTGCATGTACTGGCTCGCAAGCTCGTACAGAGGCTGCTCTCCTTCCCCTCTCATGAGGTTCACTTGCGGCCCAGTCTCCAGCTCGCCCAGCAGCTTCTCTTGGAGAGGAGCACGAGGCTCGTTGTAACCGAAGAGTTCCTTCGCAGCCTCGATCCCCCCAATCCGCTTGATCGCCTGGTACGGCTCCTTGCCACGCAATACCTTCTTGACGAACGCTTTTGGCTTCACGTAGCCCTGAAGAGCACTGGGAACCATCGCCTGGGTAGCAGCAGCCGCACGCTCGCCCCGAGTCTCCTGCTTCCAGCCCTGCATCCCCTGCTTCAGTTCCTTGCCCTGCAAACCCTGCCCCTTCAGCTCCTGGCGCTGAGCCTTGCGCTCCTGCTTGCCAATTGCCATCGGGTTCTTGTACGCGCCCTTGCCTAATTCGGTATCGCCCCAAGCCATCACGTCAACTCCCAGGCAAACAGTTGCCAGTCACGGATGAGAACCGTTGCGTTCCCACTCGCCCGCTGAACCTCCAACGTCCAGGTCTTCGATCCCGTCTGTCCCGTGTCCACGAAAAAGACCGTCATCGAGAGCGCATCTATGTCGTTTACAGGTCCGGACGCGCTTGCCTGCACATCGGTACTGATCGCCGATCCGTCACGCTTGATACGAGCACTCACTGCTGTCAGCCCCGTGTCGGTGTGTGTCAGCTCGACCGTGCAGGTCGCCAGAAGAATCACCGAGCCGCCCAAGACCGTGCGTGCCGCAGTGGCAATCGTCGTCGGCCCGGGATTGGCCGCCTTCGTGCCGGCTGAATAGCTCTCGCTGGAAGTGACCCCGACATCCGAAGCTCCAGCAGCCAGCTTGGATTGGAGAATCGCTCCCGCCTGTACCTTCCCGCCAGGAATGCCATTCGGAGCGTCAGCCAGTTTCGAGCCGTCGATGTTGGCACTCGCACCTACCTGAGAATCACTGATCGAGTTCAAGCTCGCGGCAATCGCAGCAACCAGAGCATTGAGGTCCGTGGACGTGAGTTCCGCCCCGTATGCCCACACCTTCGGTATCGTGAACGTCGCCATGCTAACGCAACTCCACTGCGAAGAGCTGAAAACTCCGAACTACCGGCACGTTGTACGTACTTGAACATCGAACGTCCAAAGTCCACGTATATGCGCCTGCCGACAGACTGCGATCCACCCCGACTATCGCCAAGCACATGGGACGCTGTGCATTCGCCGCCACCATCGTCGATTCTTGCTCCAGAACTGTTGTGATTACTCCGTATCCAGTCCTCGATAGTCGCGCCTCCACCGCACCAAAACCAACACCTACGTGCCCAAAGTAGCCGCCGAAATCTCCCAGGAGCAGTACCGGGCCACCCGCAACGGTAAGGCCAACAGTAGCCAGGACTTCCCACGCAAGGGTGACGACATGACTTATGCTGTTGGCCTGATCGGAGTCCACGCCATAGGTCATCGAGTTCACCGCCAGGGCCGCCTGGTCAACCGCCCGGTCGTTGAACTTCGTGGACGTCAAGGTGTTGTCGAGTAGCTTCGTCCCCTGGATCGCAGCCCAGGACGCAACCTGCTCATTGGTGATCCCGTTCAAGCTGGCCGCAATCGCCGCAGTGATCGCGTTGAGATCGGCAGACTTCAGCACCGGCTCGTTGGATGCGAACACCTTAGGCGTCGTGAACCGGCTCATCCCCTGTCCTGTATCCAATCCCTGCGCTTGGCCTGTTCCGGCAGCGCCTGGAACCAGTACGTCATGTTCTGGATCAGAAACGCGCCCGTTGCGCTGTACTCACGGAGCCGGATCCGATGGTACTCGCCAAGAGCACGCAGGATGACCGAACCCCGAACCTCCTTCACCTCGGTTGCCAGCCCATCGACATCAAGGTGGCTGACGTCCAGGTGGAAGCCAGTCGGAGCACTCGCAGACATGCTGACCGGAAAGTCCGGAGATCCGAAGTCGGTCTCGACGGAAAGGTCGATGTTGAGATCTTCCTCCAGGCCGAAGGCAATATCGACGGCACGGCCCCTGGCTGGAGCACCCTTGCCGGCTGGAGTGAACCAGCCGGTCGCATAGTCCACATCAATCGGCAACCCACCAAGATCGGCCCTGCCGTTGTCGAGACAGATCACGTCCCCAGTATCCGTGCCGATATAGTTGGTATCCGGGTTGCCGGCACCGACATGAGAAGCCGTGATGTTCGCAGGCACGGTGTTCCTCTCGATTGCCCACTGAGTCCAGCCATACGGATTGCCCTGGATGTCCCCCTCGAACTGAAAGACATACGCACGCTGGCATTCGGTCTCCAGGTTGATCGGTATGAACACCCGGTACTGACGACGTTCACGGAAGAACACCGCGTGGGTTCGCTTCGCCTTGCTCGTGTTCACGTCGGACCAACCGTTGTCAATCTCACGGGAGAGGCGAGCACTGTTGAATGACTTCTCGCCACCCTCCCACCGGCTCAGCACGTACACTCCGTCAGCAGCCGGAAAGATCATCTCGTTCTGATCCACCGCAACAGCCTTCGCGTTGAACGTGCCGACGCTGGTCAAGTCCTGACGGAAGATCACGGGCTCGATGCTGATCTCAGGAGGAGTGCCGGAGACCTTGAAGACGGATCTCTCCTTGAAAACGATCAAACTGTCATAAAACGCAGCAACCGCCCGCACCCGGTCCCCATCATCGTAGCTGACGAGAATGAAGTTGTCGGACGGCCATGACTCCGACTTGAACGTGCCGTCCTCTACGTCGAACTGATCGCTGAAAATCACCGTGTTGTGCTCTGCATCGACAGCAACCAGGCGGTTGGCCTGAGGCCAGAGTATGATGTTGGAAACGCCGTCAGGGATGCACACGTCCAGAAACTCGCGCATCAAGGTGCCAAGCAACGTGTCTCCCATCTCCGAATGAAACGTGGTCGTGACGTTCGTTATCTCCCCCTCGTAGTACCAGGCCCCGGATGCCTCGCCGGAAGGCAGCGCCATGCTCCGGTAGATCCGCTTGTGCGTTACTTGAGGATCTACGGAGACCGGAAGGTTCGCCAGGTTCACATGGTGATAAACGCTCGCACTCAGGCCGGTAACGGTGATCTCAGGTCCCGGTTCGGACTCCTGGTGAGTGACGGAGTTCACGAACTTGATCCGCCAACTGTAGTCCCCCTGCCCGAGACCAGTCGCCTCCGAGCTCGTGGCAAGAGTCGCCGTAGGAGCGGTACCACCTTGAACCGGAGGTTTGATGCCGCTGCGCTGAATCACGTAGCTCGCCGATGGCTTGTAATACTTCACCGGAGGCGTATCGCCGGCACTGCCAAGACCCAGAACGCTGTGATCGACCACGATATGAGTGACGTTGTTGTGCTGCACAAAGTGCGTGTCCCCAGCAATGGAGATCGGATAGAACGTCACCACATCACCGAGCTGAGGATTGGACGAAGCATAGGGATAGATAGAGATCGCACGGGTGATCGGGGCGATACCCGTAATCGTCATGTACTTGTTCGCTCCCATCCGACCAGCGATCTGGATCTTGTCTCCGACCTGAAGTCCCTCGACGCTCGTAATCGTTCCCGTGTTCGTCACGGTCCAGTTTGCAAGCACGGTCGTTACCGGAAACTGAGTCGATACTGTTGCTGCCCCGTCACCCGCACCCAGTGCCGGAAGCTCGTAGAGCACAGCACCAGCGGCAGCGAGCAGCTTGGCGGTTCCGTCTCGAAAGTTGGCCTGGAACAAGCCATCAACTCTCGTTCCAGCTCCACCACCCAAAGGACGGCGAGCGATGACCGGGACGGCACCTTCCGGTGCAGCACTAAGAGCAGTTGCGAGAGTGACCAGATTCCCGACGATGGTACTAATGGCTTTGGTCTCGCTCGTACCGTTAGCAAAATAGAAGGTCAACGTGTCCGTGGTATCCAATCCGCTCGCGTCAACCAGCAGACCCGCCCAAGTGGTCCAGCCGCTCTCCGTGATCGTTCCCCAGCCGTTCAAATACTGGCTCCCGAGACGTCTTCCGATGCTGCCTCCGAAGAAGTCGATGTTCTTGGCGATGGAGGCGATATTGAGCCCGTAGTCGAGCCGCTGGCGACGATCCACCAAGCCGGCCCAGCCGTGCTCGAAGTCGAGCTTCTGCCAGTCACGAGCCATGACTCAGTAGTCTCTCATCCAGTCAAACGCGCTCCCAAGAGCCTGGCTCCCCTGATCGGCCACCGGATCGAGCGCCTGCATGAGTTCCGACCGCATCTCCTGACCTTCGAGGTACCACCGCTCCGCCTGACCGTCGTTGCTTGAGCGGAGCAGCCACGATGCCGCGTAGGCGATCAAAGCGTCAGCGTGCTCGGACGCAACCGGATCCAGGGTCTCCGTATCCTTCACCAGTCGCGATGGATGATAGACGTAGTACAGTCGTCCCGTCACCGATGCCGAGAAGACCGGGGCGATCATGAGCATCCGTGTCCGGTAGAGTTGAATCCACGCTCCAACAGCCGGCCATAAAGACATTCTAGGAGTCACACCAATTGTGACGTAGCCGCCAGCATCGACGAAAGAGGATACGGTCCCGAGATAATCGCTCGTTATCCCCACCGTTGGTTCCGACTCTCCGTCAGCATCCATCCAGTGAGGAGGGCCAACGCCTGGTATGGAAATAGGCTGTCCGAAGTAGATCCCACCAGAAATCGGGCTCACGACCCTGAAGCTGTCGTAATCCACCTGAACGGCGACCTCAGCAGTTCCCGCAGCAGTCGGAACCGCTGTGTTCCGCTGTGGGATCCTACCCGTCATGATGTCGTACACGACCCCGGCCTCGCCGCCCCGGTTCATTGCCTCGGCACTCTCGAAGTCAGCCGACCGGAAGTCTCGATACCGGAAGCTGACGATGTTCTGGCTGGTGCCGGAGTTCGCCGGGATCCCGGGCACGACGAGCTTCGTCAGCCGCCCCACAGGCGGGAAGAAGTCGCTGATGTCGTGCTCGCTCTCGGCTCCGACGAAAGTGAAGTTGTCGCGGAAGGTTACGAACTGCTCGGCGTTTACCGAATGAATCGCTCGAAGAATCTTGCCGTAGCCGTAGTTGATCGCGTCCCGAACCTCGTCACGGGAGTACGTGGCAGTCAGATTTGTGATATTCGCCAGCCGGTCCCGAAGCTCCGCAAGCGTTACCGGCACCCCGACTACCACAGCGACTACCTCCCAGTCCGACTACCAACACGCCTCCCCATAAAGCGGTTGAATGGAGAACTCACTTCCTTGCGCTTTACCTGCTCTCGCTTCATGAGAGCCATCGCGCCCTGATCGCCCTTCGGGTTCTTGACCTTCGTCATCCTCAGATCCCTCCCGGGAATCTTCCTCGCGAGCGGTCAACCAGCCCGCAAGGGCTTCCGATCCCGCCGTTTAGCCATCAACTCAGACCTAGCGACCCGTCCTCCTCGTCACACGTACCATCGGACGAGGCTTGCCTGTCGGTGGCCGGGGTGCCGCTCTGGGTACGCCCGACGAAGGCTTCTTCGGGACCAGCCCTCGACCACCGCCGATAACGATCAGCAGGCCCATCAGCGCCTTCCACCCCTGCCTCCGCCGCTACGGCCAGTCTTCTTCCCACCCTTGCCACATCCCATTATCGTCGTCCCCCTCGTGACTCCTGCCGGTGAGCTTGGGCTCGCTCCACCTTCCGCTCCAATCGGTCATACGGAACCGGCCTGAAAGACTCGTCTGGCTTCTGATCGAATGAGTACAGCCGACCGCCCCTTCGATAGAACGTGCCTCCCCAAACCCTCTCCCCCTCGATGGTCTTCCCGAATGTCGGGTGCGAGGGACGCTTCAGGATCAAACCCTCACGCTCCCCGCTCGGCACCCGACTTGGCATGTGTCCAGTCTCATCCGGGCGAAGACCAGCCTTCCTCGCCACCTTCTCGTTGTAGTCCTTACCCGCGTCCGACATTACCGCCTGCTGGTGCTTCGACCCTGACTTCTGGATCCCTTGCGACCTGCTCTTCGGTCAGCCGCAAACTCCTCGGGAGTATGCACCGCTCCGGTC